CTCCAATAACAAGTTTATGTACTCTTTGTATGTGCACGATATCACATCTTCCTCAACTACTTCTGTGGTGCCCCCAGTCAGACTGAATAGTTGTCTTGTTCTTCTCTGGACAAATTTCCAAGCCTTGGCAGACTCAAAGGCTGTCAATCTACCCATGTATATTGCAGGTGATGTTCTTCTCAAGCTCTCTGCAGCTCCGTTCGTGTAAAGTTTTGCTGCTACCATCATGCCAGTCTCCTTGACAGTACAGGGGCCTCTTATAATCATGAATGGATTCTCCACTAGAAACTTTTCAACATCCTCTCTATTCAATTCCAATCTACTTTTGATATTCTCCAACTGCTTAACAAGGCCTCTTGATATGCTCATGATCTTCTTTTTATACATCATGTCATCTTCTTCTGGCAGCACTGAGATGCCATTGATATTAGAAGTATAAAGTGCTGAGAGGATCTCCTTTGGTGTCTCTTTGTTGATGAAGACTCTATAATTGTGGTAGTCAGGACCAATCATCTCTTGAGCATCACAATCAAAGAAAGGATAAATCCCAAAATCATAGGGGATGCAATCTTGCGAGACACCCAGCGTGACTCTAGGATCATTAGACATATCAGGACCTACCCTGAATATCATTTCGAAATGCATCTTATTAAGTATGTGTGCAACTGAACAGATGAAGGAGGTCCCACCATTCTCTCTCAACTGCCTTATCCTAGAGTAAGATTCATTCACAAATCGTGTGCAAGAATCAGTTGCAATCATGTCAGTTGATGCACATGCGAATTTTATTGTGGGTGACATAACCTCTATGTTAGACATGAAGGCTGAATTTAATTCGTAGACAATGATGCCAGAAGCTGACTTCACAGAGTTCTCCATGGCATGGAGCCTCTCAGCAGCTTCTGCACATTTCTCGAAGAGGTTGGCCTGCATCCTTGAGTCGGATTGCCTAAGGTCCAGAACAATGAGATCACCTTTATCATCTGACCCCACTCTGGTCTTCCAGTTGATACTCTGACTAATTCCAAGAATCTCCAGACACTTTCTAAAGAGACCGTCCCTTAGGGATTGACATGATAACGCCAGGACTGTTGAGCAATAATGCAATATACCTTGACACATATTAGAGAAATTCCTGAAGAAGGGCTCTCCATCCTCTAGAAATTTCTGCTTCTTCTCCTGCATGTGTGGTTCCTTATGTTCCATCTCAGGGTGTTTGCACCATTCTTTCACCAAGTTTTTTGGGTACTCTATCTTTTTGTTGCAATGCTTCATCAGGACAAATCTAGA